CTATCCGAGCCTAGATGTATCATAAGCAATCACTGTTTTGGAATAATCAGTACCCTTTTCATTACCCCATATATCAAATTGTCTATGTAATTCCTTATATCTAAGTAAATCTTTTTCTGGAATACCAGCTTTTCTTAATTGCTCATATTGCTCTTTAAATCTAACCGTATCCGTGTAATCTCTTTCAGCTGTTATCATATTTACCTCCATTAAATTCTAATTTGATATTTTATCTTTCTCCCCAGACACCGCCAGGGACGGTATGTGCTTAAATTAAAAATCTTCAACTCTCAAAACTTTCAAATAAAATGCTTCCTCGATCTCATCTTCGCTGTTGTCAATTGTGATTTCGAAGAATAATTGAACCTCGCATTCACCAGTGTCATTCGCAGTGTAAACGATGTTTTTATCGCTCTTAATGCTATCAGTGATCCCATCGTTGAAGATGCTCCAATATCCGTTTTCCATCATTTTATTGTCCAGTTCCGTAAAGCTCATTTCCTTACCTACGAGAATCCCTCTTAGTTCATTTGCTGCTTTCTTCATTTTTGTTACCTCCGTTTGTTTTATTTGTTATATTCATTATAACATGGAGTTTGCGCAAAGTCAATAGATAATCGAATAAATATCAAGTAAATATTCCACAAAAATAATTTTTTAAAATGTATAATATGCACAAATTTGGCATTAAAAAAGGACTTGACGCATCAAGTCCTTTTAAGTGTTGCCCGAAGGCGACCACCGCAATTCCTATATATCATATCATTAATTTTCCGGTTTGCCTATATTGCAAATCTTATTTTTTCTTTCCCTGTCCAATGATTCTGGGTTGATTTTACATCTTTCCTTTTTACATTTGCGAGTCTGCGAAACATTGCCCATCAAACCGGCGCGACCTTTAGGAACCCATTTTTTAAATTCCAGAATAAATTTTATGTCGTCTTCCCTCCAAAATCGCTTTCCCCGCTTTTCAAATTGTTGATAAACCGGGAGATGCGGAACACATGATGGCTTTTCAATCGAGTCATTATCATACCACCTATACCAGGTATTTATCGTATTTGGATGGATTCCGGTTTTCATATAAATTTCATCAATCCCAATTAATTTTTCAGGAGCTTCGCTCATATTATCCCCTTCTTTTTTGTCAATTAATTTATATAATAATACTGTATCGCAATATTGGTGTTCGGTCAATGAAAAAACTTGAAGCGAGACCACCTATGATCTCGCTTGAAATTATTTGCTTATTGCATTGGATTCCCTATTTTGCTTACTAGTTTTTCATACCAATTTTCATAATGTGGGATTTTTTTTCTCATTTCGGAATCTGGTGTAGTTGTTTTGGCTTTTTGCAGCAACCAATTCGCATGCTTTAATTCATCTCGCGACATCTTAAGATACATTTCATCGGTTGTCTCTAAATATTGGTTATACCATTTTTCGGCATCTTTTAATTCCTCCTGGATATCTTCCTTGGCAGCCGGTAAGTCAACTGCAGCATCAGCAGTATACAGGCAATGCAAATTTGATAATGTGGTTAACGCCATACCGACAGTCGCTATTTTCTGCAATTCCTCCAAAGTGTAAAATTCCCCAAGTTGTGAAATAAGGTTTTCAAGATCACATTTTAATGATTCGCATTTCATGCACATGCTGACTTACCTCCCCTGGTTATCTGCGCCTTGGATTTCCTTCCCATGAATCTCCCAATAAGCCTGATTTTGTGCCGGATTTCATTCTCTTTTGGCTATCGACATGCTCTTCATGCAAACGAACAAATTCACAAATTTCATTGTAATTTTCGCACATCTCCGCAACATAATCGAGACTTTTAACAGAAATCTCGTCAGCGAATTTATCCATAATCTTCAAGATTTCTTCTCCGGTTTCTTCTAAAAATTTTGTGGCTCTATGCATTATTATCCTCCTTATCTTTAAGGAAAGGACGGGAATTATAACCCGTCCTCCCCAATACTGCAAACTGTTGTTAATTAATAGCTGGATCCGTTTTCGATGAAATAATCATGGCTACGGAACTTTCTTTCGTGTCCGTAAGGCACTGCTAAGACATCTCTGTCAATAGCTTCGTATTTCTTCGGCTCCCTTGTGATCACTTCTGTAACCTTTACAAGCTTACGAGGGCGACAATGTTCTTTCTGCCGGCAGCATCTCTTAAGCTTCCTGATGACAAATTCATTCTGGTCATTCAGGTACAGGCATACGAAAGGTCTTGGTTCATCCTTGAAGCATCCAAGCAGATCCTCACCAAATGCCAAATTACCAAATGGCGCAGTGGTTACCGGGAAAATCTTAGCTTCAACGCGTTCGCGAATAACTTCAACGTTACAATCGCAATCGCATCCATCAATGCTTCCCTCAACAAATTCGTCATTGGCTTCCAAGGCATCCTCTAAAGTATGCTTTCCGAGTCCGTGCCCATCATCCTGATCGTTAATTTTGAGACCGAATCCTGCGGAAATATCAGGGATAAATGCTTTATCTTCGATTGCTCGGATATAGAGCGGAAGGCCCTGCGCTGCATCCGGGATCGGCTGCCTGATTACTAACGTGTAATCCTCAAAATAACGCAGTTTAGTTACCGGCACTGTAAGGACTGTTCTTTGATTTCTCAATCCCTCAATGTCAATTCGAGTTACAATTAACGTGTTTCTTTCATTTCCGATGTGCGGAAATGTATCTGGTTCTGTAAATCGTGGGTACATAATTAGTACCTCCTTCATTTTTTATTTATGCAATCCCAGCGCCCCCAACTCGCGCGCCGTTGAACGGCGTTAGGTACGCATCGAAAAGAATAAATAAATGTTACATCTTAGCATTGCCCGGGATAACATCCTGGTTCACATGCATATACATTTTGCTGTACAGGCACGTCATAGCGAGGGAAATATGCAGGCATAGGAGGCTTCGGACTTAATGCCGCTACCGTCTTGTAATAATTCAATTCTTCGCCTTGCTTACGAATGACATCTTGGTCCATGCGTCTTTCCAGTCCATCAATTCTCCCTACAACTTCTTTCGTGTTCTGCAATCCGAGAATTTCGCTGTTCTTGAATCCGAGCAATGTGTCATAATTGTTTCTGTCAATTGCCGCCCTCTGCTCATAAAAATATTTGTCCATTTCCCGGGATTGCCCTAATGCAGTTACCGCAATCTCTTTCTTGACTTCCCCGAATTCCCGAAGTTCATCCCTGGCAATATCCCAATGCTGGTACTCATTTTTGTGTCCATCATACCCATCACATTGAGGGCGACATGCATTTTGATTCATTGCAGCCATGGTGAGCGCTGGGGCGATTGCATCACTGTAATTTCCATCGTTGCGTCTTTCACCGCCATCTTTGCGCCAAATTAAAATCAGTGCAAAAAATATAATGACTATGGCAAAAATCCACATACCAGACCAAGCACCGCCATCATGTCCTTTGTCGGAAATAAGCATCGGATGATACCCACTTCCATGATCATCTGCTAAACCCATTTGTTTTTCTCCTTTTCTTATTTTTTTATTTATAAACCGGCTTTCGCCAATCCATATCATGATTATTGATTCGGCGGCTGTTCATTCTTTCCACCGAAAAACGACATTACCTTCCCGAGCTGTCCATTTTCCTTCAGCACCTGTGTGGCATGGGGGATAACTTCAGTCGGTGATTTTGACTTGAAAGACTGCCACATAGGGTTATTGATCGCATCATCCCAACCGTTCTTCTTTGCGAACCCCTCCAGGATACCCATGACCGCTGATGTGCTACTGTTCGATTTCCCCGCTTCCATCGCTTTTCCCATTAGATCGTTTGCTCCTGGAAACTTTGGGGCGATCCACTTCCAAATTGCCTGTAAGATTTTTTCCATTCTGTATCATCTCCTTTATTTCGCTCATTTGATTTTCCAACCCATCCAGCCGATTGGCAATTCCACCAATGATTGTCGGCAGGCTTTCTTTTGAATTTTCCGGAATATTCGTTTCTGGTTCATCTTCCACGATAATTCGCTGATAGATTTCCCTGAATGTTTTTGCTTGGAAAGCATCAAACCATTGTGCATAATATACATCATTCGCTTCATCGTAAAAGTGCTGTTTGTTTCCGCTGATTGTATCCGGATAATTACTCCAAGCTTCCTCTTTTGATTTTACGATTATGAGTCCACTCTGCGACGTACTTTGCGCCGGTTGCGTATTCGCTTGCGCATTCTGGCTAGCATCTCCATTTTGATTTTGTTGGAAATCGTTTGGATTTTGATAAAAACTGGAATTTCTTTGCTCTAATTCCCTTATTCGGTTTTCGAGTGCTTGAAATTGATTGCCCCCTTGTTGCGGAAAAGCTTGTGGGTATTGTGGGTATCCATATCCATATCCTTGACTCATGTTTGCCCTCCCTTATTTTCAAGAAATTGCCACACCTGCACTTGCGAAACCTTCGAGCGTTCCAACAATAGATGATGTAGAGGTATTTTGCGCACTGAATACTAATAGCAGCTGATCTCCGGCATTAATATGAGTATGCAGATTCTTAACATTGCCAGATACAACCGTTCCAACTGCGACATTGCTTATTGCAGGAGCCAGATTTACATTTGCGTCAGAGATCAAAGTAAATGTTGTATCGCCGATCGGTGCGGAATATAATCTGCAATTGACTACAATCGTGCCGACTGTTAATGTTTCCGCAACAATTACCGTAAATTGCGCATATAAACTCCTGATTATTCCGTTTTTCGGGACAATAAAAGCATAATCGGCTACCGTTTCGCCGCCAGTTCCTATCGTGATGGTATTTCCCAATGTGACCGTTCCGTTTGTTGCGCCTCCGAATCCAACATAAGTTGGCAATCCAACCGCTCCCCCTGCTGCAAGATCAAGCGAAGCCGGCAACCCTGATGAAAATGGGATTATTGCTTCTGATTGTGGACATAACCTCAAAAGCTCATCTCTAAACGCATTACATCTAAAACAATTTTTTAAGCTACAATCTTTTCTTGCTGTTTCAGCCATTGTTAATTCCTCCTTTATTTTCAAACAAAATATTTTTCAACGTGCCACTGAATATGTCTGGGGATATGCCGTATATTTCCGCCGCTCCCCTTCCAACCGCAACACCATGTCGGAGCATCTGCTTCATCTTTTCACGCTGCCCGGAATCCACGTCATGTAAAAAATCAATTGCACGCTCTCTTACGGTTCTTTGTTTTTCCATAATAAAAAAGACCTCCGTTTCTTTTAATTTTATAAGAAACAAAAGTCTTTAACTTGTATGATATTCTGTTAAAAATAGATTTATTTTATGATAAAAATATGGTGATTTTAATACGATACAAGATATTATTAAAAGCAGGAACGCATCCCATGCGAGATACGCCCCTGCTCATTCCCTGTCTGGCAATAATGGATAAGCCTTATTTCTTATTGCCGTCATCCATTTAGCGATCTGATCCACGCTACAGTTTAATTCCGTAGCGATTTGCACATAGCTTTTCTTCTTCCAATAAAAAAGTTTCATTGCTTCTACCTGTTCATCCGTCAACAACATGGAGGATTCAATTTTTTCATATTCTTCTTTCGTGCAAGTGCTGAAAAATTTGTTTATTTCCTTTATTTTTCCTTTGCTCATTTTGCTCCTGCCTTAATTTCGGACTATTTTGCGGTAATATCTATACGTGGTGACATTTTTCTTTTTGGTCTTATCATAATAGGTGTTTTTAGATATGCCTGTCACGACCCTATATTTTGCACCACCATCTTTTCTGGTTTTTCTTTTTGACGCTGATAGCTTTATTCCCATTCAAATCACCATTTTTATTTTATGCTTACGTCACCCGTATTGCTGTTGTTTGCTCCATCAACATTTATATCTCCAATTACTTCAAAATCATATTCACCAAGAAAATTCAACATTTCTTCCTGATGCTTCTCTGCCTGCTTATTAAGCAAATAGGAATTATAAATGGACATCCCGGTAATGGCGCTGATTGACAAAACAATCAAAAGACACATTGCAATCATTTTGCGTTTAGCATCTGCCCGACAATCCGCAATAGTATCCTTTAATATCTGCGTGGTGACACCTTTTACTTCCGTGATCTCCGCTAAAACATCCTCTAATCTTTCCAAGCTAAATCCTCCTATTTCAAGATGAAATTCGTAAGAAAGGTTATGATCGCGCTGACAATTCCACTTATAATCAGCATCGTAACCGCATCCCACTTTTGCGCCGGTTTCTCTTTAATCGTTCGTAAATCCGAAACGATTTCTTGTAATTTCTTTTCAATCTGCTCATATTGATAGTTGATAAGTTTATCATTCGATTCCACTTTCTCTAGCCGCTCCAAAATGCTTTTCCTGCTCGAACTTGCCCCTTTTGCGTCAGATTCCAAGTGTTCAACACGCTGCCTTATTTCTGCTAAGGAAGCGTGGATTTCATTTTCATTCATCGGTCTCACCGCCGTCCTGTAGCTGTTTGTATACTTGATTGATCCCGGTGCTTGTCCATCCACTAAACATTCCGTATGCGATAGCTTCAATCAAGCTTGTTGCCGGAAAATCCGACATACTGCAAAAGCAAGCGATTCCCAAAAATCCACCTAAGATACCAAGGATCAACGGTATCCATTTTGCGTCAACAAGATTTGTTTGTTTGATTCCTGTTCCTAAAATATAGCAGATGCCAACGATCGGTGCTATTGTTATAAGTCCTTCCATGTGACCTCCTCCTTTATTTTATACGATATTTGCCTTTATACTTGACACATAACCATCCGTTTTTAACGCGGATCCAGATATTTCCGTCTGATTTGCTTTTAACCTCCAGAGCCTGCACTGTGTTTCCTTTTTTAAGCTTACATTTAGTACCGTTTTGCAGACTATTTGATTTTGTTTTTGCAGATTTGGATAAATCTGCATATTTGACATATTCTCCGGCCGGAGCTTTGCGGAAATAAATGTTTTGTGTAAGTTTGTACTTGCCACCGGTCTTAATCTGCAATTCTGGCGTTGCCTTAGATGCATAATCCGGAATACCGTATCCCCTAATGTACCTGGCGTTAATCTTAATTTCTCGCTGTGCAACCTTTCCTTTTAGATTGCCTTCTGTAATTGTGAGTATGCTGCCTGATACTTTTACGACCATACCAACATGATCTGGCCATCCCGTGCAATCACCGACACCGTTATCATCCCAGTAATAATAAATAATATCTCCAATCTGTGGTGCGTACGCATCATCCTCTTTCCATCTTCCGAGTTTCTGGAAGAGTGCTACCTGGTGTCCACAGCTGCATTCCGTTGGAATAATATCCGTCAAACTGCATCTGATCGCTGCCGCTGATACTGTAGCAGCACAGTAGGCGTCTGCAAGAGTTACTTTGTAGCCTCTCGCTAGCGGTATATGACCATTATAGAGGTCGATAATTGGCTTGTGAGTTCCTTTCGCTCTGTCTAATCCGATCCATCCATTCATAACGTCCACGATTTTTTGACGTAATTCTTTTTCTGTCATATTAATACCTCCTGTGATATTTTTTGCATAATCGTCATAGAATGCCTGTCCTCTTTTCGCCCTCGACTCCTTCATGGCTGTTCCGGTATCTGCAGGGGCTTCGAATTTTACTAACACAACGTCCGATGCCTCCTTGATCGTTTTTGCTGTTTTGAGGACGCTGAACACGGACGTATAATTGTTTTTCAACTCACTCATTAAGTAGTCGATTTGCGTGTCCAGATCGCCTATAGACACATTTTTAGATTTTACGAGATCGTATAATCCCGCTTTTCGTGATGGAGATGTCCATTGAGCCAAACCGTATCCGTACTGTTTACCATGTAGGGGATTTAAGAAGCTCACTCTGGTTATTCTTCCCGAGTCTACTGCTTTTGTGTAAGTATCATCTGTGTAGTTCTTGCCTGATGCATCCTTAATGTTATTTCCCCTCAATCGTTGATGACACAGATATTCTACCCTCGTAGAATAAAATCCATCGGATTCAGCTTCCAGATTTGCAATCAATCCACAGGCTCCGGCTTTCGTCATGCCCCCTGCCAAGAATCGCTTATACGCTTTTATTTCATCTGCTCGGTTCATTTGTACTCCTTTCTACTATTCCTCCGTATCCACTACCAACTCTTCCATACCCGAATCAATCAAAATCTCTTTCACCTGATCCTTCAAAAGCCTCGGTACATCTCCATACTTTTTCTTTCCCAATATAATCTGTTGCGCCCAAAACATTGCCATCATAATATTTTCCTTTCTGTTCAAAATTAAAATTAGACTGATTAGTAAGTTACACATAAACTAATTCGCTCATTTCCAAGATACATTCAGCAAGCATGTCTATTTGCCCCTGTTGATTATTTGTGATTGCTTCCAAATCCTCTGTACTCAACGGCTTTTTCGGCTCGTAATCCAGATGTTTTTCCGGATTAGATTCCACATCCTGCCTTGAAATGTTTTTCATCTGATCCCTGAACTGATTGAAATCATATTCAAACATTTCCTGATAATCGTCACCATCCCCAACAGCTTCAATCACAAACTTCTCGCCCATACATATTGTCACATCAACCGTTCCATCACCGAGTTCCTGCCACCTAACGGGCGGCTGTCGTTCTGTGAATTTTGCTTTTACTCTCATTACTCACCCTCCTTTTACAAGTTTTAATTATTTGCTCCACTTTGTATTTCTTGATAAAATGCATTGAATCTGAATTTTTAAACCACCCATAATACGAAATACATTTATATGCTAGTGACAAGGGAATCTCCTGACCGCGTTTTATATAGTTTAAAGCCTTAACATAATTACATCTGGCTTTCAGAAAAATACCTCTGCGTATTTCTGTGCGATCTCTATATACCCGATAACCCATCATGTCAACGCATTGACCGTGATGTTTTCCGTCATCATCTAACCAGTCAATTTGGAATAATATCCAGTCTTGCTTTACGACCAACCCAAGAACGTCAGCCATATATATTATCAACATTTTCATAGCTTTTCTCACATCAGCTTTTCTCGTTCCGATCAATATGAAATCATCAAGGTAGAACATAATGTGCGTAATAAGCCTGACGCGCTCTGTTGCTCCATCTCTGCGCTTCTTTGTCTTGAATAGATCTTCAGAAGCGTAATGATATGCGAAACTCAGGAAATAATTACATAGCCACTGACTCAGATATGAGCCTATGGACAACCCTTGCCTGTAGGAATCAATCAGGGTGAAAGTCAAATATAGTAAATCATCATTTTTGACCTGTTTTTCTAAGAACCTTTTCAACCGCTCTCTGTCTATACTTGGATAGCACTTTTGTACGTCACCTTTTGCAGCGATTCTTGATTTATCCGGATTCTTCCGGATCCACTTTTCCAATGCCCTTTTCCCATATACCTGACCACGCCCCGGGATGCTCGCGCATTGATATTCCCCGATCTTGCGGTCAAATAACTCTCTCAATCCAATTACTGCAGCGTAGTTGTAAATCTGCTGTTCGATTGACTCTATGCCAATTTCTCTAACTTTTCCAGAGTTGCCGTCTATCCTTGTACTGTATTTTATAGGCACGAAAGTAATGTTTCTATTTTTGATTTCGTTTGCCATAGATTCAGCAATGACTTCAATCAATTTATTTAAATATTCTTCTTGTTCGTTTAAGATAGCGTTGCGCACATATCTAACGCTTTTATCTGCGTAATCCGCCAAGAATCTAGCAACTTCCATCCTGCCCCATTTGTCACTCAAGCATTCATGCGCCGCCTGATTCAGCAGATCTTTATCAATAATGATATTTTTGCAATATCTTTTCATGCATTTCTTGATTAAAGGGTTTTCGGTTTTCTACTCACCCCACCACACACTCGATATGCGTAGTTCTTCTTCAAGTTTCCTCTCTAAAGATTCGGCTTCAATCAAATTTCGGGAATGCCCCAAGTATCAGGTTGAACCTGATAGCGCTGTCTTGCAGTCACGAAATGCGGTGCGAAATAATATTATACAAGAAATTCCGGAGACGATATTCCAGTTGCCATTCGTCCAGGAATTGTTCGCATTCAGAATCCAAAGACCGGCATTCGTGCCAGTGTTCAGAGGGCCGGACGCAAGCCACAGGAACCGCCACTTATGCACCGCAAGTCCTTTTGAGGGGAAGACCCCTCTGGTCAGGCTACGCCTGACCATTCACCCCTTGTGCCGTTGGGGGAAACGCCGGAGACGATATGCCAGAGGCCATACGCCCAGGAAGTGTACGCATTCAGAATCCAAAGACCGGCAGACGCGCCAGTGAGCAGAGGGCCGGACGCAAGCCATTCACGCTGACCGGTGGTCGCAGTATCTGTCAGCAAACCGTCTGCATAACCTGTTGCACTTCCGGCGGCGGTCTTAGTCGGTATCATAATTCCCAAATCTGTATCCACGTAGTGTTCGGAGATATATTTCCACTCGCCAGATGTATACGCTACCTGTGCACCGGCTTTTTTGTAATTTGCTCTTACGGTAGTAATAATAGTTGATAGCGTACTAGCATCTTTAGATATATATACATCTCTTTTTGGTATACCATCTTCCCCTGTGACGATATCCATAACCACATTCCCAAGCACCTCATATGCGCCATAACTGGTCTCGATTCCCTGAATTTTATAACAATTTTTGTTGTTAGTATTCGAAAACGGCGATCCATCAGAGCCAAGGACTGAATCTGTAGATCCGGTACGCCACGGCATGGATGATATATATGTTGTCGCAGTTGTGTCAAATGGTGCCGCGTCTACATATACCGCCGTATTAACGCTATCCACATCTTCGATTTTCGTGACTTGAACAGTGTATGCTTTATTGTGCATGTATGCATTATTGCGATCTGTGCTTGTATTTGTACCTCGATCGCCAACTGACACGTAACCGCCAACGAAGAAATTTGCAGCCTGCACCTTTGTGATAATAATTCGGTTTACGGACGTCTCTTCCACCACTGCGGCATATTGATAGCTGTAGGAAGTACATCCTCCCATGACGCTTTGACTGTGTGTTTTGCTATATTTAATTATCATCATCAATTGCCGGTAAAGTAAATCACTGTTTGTCGTCCCGCAATAATGCATACCTTTCTTGTGCATATACGCAATCATATTATAATAATTGATCGGCTTTCCTGATGCCCCACCGCCGTTCGCCAGAATCAACCCTGCGCTCGAGTACGGGATGCCGTCAATATCCCCTGCGCCATATTTTCCGTGAACCATCCACGGGCTTATCGTTCCGTCAGGATTGACCGATTCTGGGATTGGAGCGAGCCCCATGGCATGATTGGGGCTATCGGAGTAATGAACATCATAATATTCATCAGTTTCCGTGACTCCCCAAAACGCAGACATGGTTACCACGCCAACATCCACTTTCCCGGCTCTCCTGAAATCCGGCATTCCTTGCAGGGCGGTAATTTTAATGAATCCGTTTTCATCTAAAACCCAGTTGCAGTCCCAATGCTGAAACAACCCTTCGTTCTGGTAATCATCACGCCCAGCATAAGTATTTGTGGACGGCTCACAGAACATGTCAGCATTGTGGTTTAGCTTCACGCCGATGGGGCTTGTTGAGGTCTCATATTTGTATAGTCGGGTTGTGAATATCTTTCTGGTTCGGCGTACGGCGAAATAGTTTGTTAAAGCTCTTTCTATGCCGATTCCGGAAGATAATAGGTCTTGGATTTCTTTGGGGAGTCTCGTTCCTGCCCCTATCGCCGGTACATATGGCATATCACATCACCTCCTCTACGGTGATCATGGCGGATCCCTCAATTTTTATCTTTCCAATATACCTCCACAGAGTTTCAACGGTATTCCAAACGACTCCAGCATGGATATCTATCCCCTTTGAATCATCTGCTAAATAAATAACTGCCCCATCCTCAGAATAAAAAGATATAATGATTGTTCTCTCTGTATACGGTATATTTATAGTTTCATCTGTTAATTCTCCACTATAAATCACTTGTGAATTAACTAGTGGGAAAGAAGATATCGGAGTCAATCCACTATCCGGATCTATGAAAAATGGTATTGGTGTGCTTTCATTTGGTTCAACGGTGATTCCATTTGCTCGACCGCCCACCCTGATTGTATTTGGTGTATCATTTCGATAAGTTGGCATATTTTCACCTCCTATTTTACAAATTCTATTTTTATTACGTTACCAGATATACGCTCCAACACTCGATATCCTTTTTCTGCTGCAGTTGCAATACCTTTCTGTGCAACTGCACAACATCCATTCACTTGACAAGTTCCATCATCACGAACGGGTAATACTCCAATCCATCCGACACAATCCCATTCTTTACGGTCTTTACGATCTATATATAGTTGCGTTGGGTCATATTTTGGATTTTCTTTTGGTCTTCTAACCATCACAGTTTTCTTTTCTTCTTTTATTTCTTCTTCTTTTATTTCCCCTTCTCTTATTTCCTCTTCCGTTTTTTTCTCTGCCTCTTCTTCTATTTCCCCTACCGTAATTTCAACATCTTCCATGATCTGCCTACCAAATTCATCGTATAACCATCTACCCTGCCAATCCTCCGGTGAATTTCCAACTATAGAGGGATTGCCAGATATAATACCGAAAATATGATCTCCTGGATTAGCTATTTTTATTTTTTTACCTACGTTTGTTACAAAATATCCTACCCTGTCTTCCTCATTTGAGTTACCATCTAACCACTCCGCAAATTCAGCATAATCCGCTCCACCCGTATTATAGACGCCTGCAATATACACATTCCCATTCATAAGTAATCTTAAAGCATTACTACCACCTCCACTGTCAGATGCTCCAGCGCCGGAAGTATCGTTTCCAACGACAAATAAATCAGAATCGGAGCCTGGATAAGCATCACTGCCGCTCATTAATCTATTACCAATACCAAAAGCAGTACCACAAAATACATTTGTTGTTGCTTTATGCCCGTGCGCAAAAGAAGCATAATTTCCTTTTGCGTTACTGTAATAACCTCCTGCATGGGAGTTAGTGCCAGCCGCTACTGTTCCAACGCCCTCTGCATGAGAGTTAGTGCCACTAGCCGCAGTACCATTACCTTCTGCATGAGAAGAATTTCCACTGGATTCAGTATTGTTACCCTCTGCGTGAGAATAGCTCCCATCAGCTTTAGTAGCACTACCCTCTGCATGAGAAGAATTTCCATTAGCTGCTGTACCTCCCCCTTCTGCATGAGCTGCATCATTTGTAGCTACATTGTATACTCCTTCGACATGAGAATAACTTCCGGTTGCTTGCGTACCATAACCCTCAGCATGTGAATAAGTGCCACTGGCTGTAGTACCATGTCCTTCTGCATGCGTGTACGCATTACTGGATATTGTGCTACCACCTTCAGCATGTGCACCTTCTCCAGAAGCAACGGCACCATTTCCTTCAGCGTGAGAATATACTCCTATAGTAGTACTTCCACTAATGCCAGCGGTACTGCTACCTTCAGCATGTGAGTAATTAGCGTACGCTCTGGATGATGAACCTTCAGCGTGAGAGCGATCTCCACTAGCCGTAGTGCTGTATCCTTCAGCATGAGAATTGGCACCACTGGCTGCAGTGGCACTACCCTCTGCATGAGAGTTAGTGCCATTAGCTGTTGTACCGTTACCTTCAGCATGGGAGTTAGTACCGCCAGCTGTAGTGTAGTAGCACTCTGCGTGGGAGTTATTACCACTAGCTACTACACTATTGCCCTCTGCATGAGAATAATTACCGCTTGCTGTACAGTTGTGTCCAAGCACAGTCGAATTAGTTCCTACTACACTTCCAGCTTTTCTGTTTTGAGATAAAAAACCAGTAAATTCTGCATTTTCTTTTTTTACTCTTTTTTCAAATTCTGCGTCCATTATATCGTAATTATCGTTCCAATCTTGATAATTATATGAATTGCCTCGCTCTAATTTTTTTATTCCAATATTTGGTGTTAAGGTTGCCATATTTTTTTACCTCCTTTAAGCAAATTTCGATAACTCTTCATGTGTAAACTGTTCTAAATATGCGTGTGTAAACTGTTCTAAATATGCGTGAGTATATGGCAATGCTTCTGTGTATTCTAATATCATGTTTGCAGGGATGGTTGTCTTTAATTCCCGCATAATCTGTTCATACAAATCCGTACTGATTTCTGCTGTTATATCTATTACTATCCTGTACTCACTTGGAATAATCATCAGTGTAAAATTATCTTTTCCAAACAGCGTAGTTAGTCTTTGATGTAAGTAAGCATGTGTAAAAGGGGGTGTAAGAGCCATGGTTATCTGCGCCCATTTTCGTCTATCCTCAACGCTCTGTTCTAACACATCTGGTTTTATATCCAGCATTTTTTCGTACCGTTCAATACCCTGTATTCCGGAGATATTCAAAAATTGATCTGCAAAAGCCTGCTCACTTTCATTATCTGCTTTTTCAATCTCACTCGCCTGTGCTTCATATACTGTGAGCATCGTTTGATTATCCACGTACAAACGGTTTGCATATCGTTTTACATATTCTTCATCAAACGCCATTTAAAATCACCACCCCAACGTAAGGTAAATATTGCGCCTGCGCCGTATCTTCTAATGAAATTGTAGCACTGCTTCCATTCAAAAGTACGGAATTCACGTTAACTATAAACTCACTACTCCCAAGTATCTCTAAAGCCATACGCATTGGAAATATTTCTGTTTTTTCATTATCCATCCATTCTTTTCTCAAATTTAGAAAAATACCCTCGATTGTCTGCATGACAGCTGGTTTCAATTGTCCTGCAGTAACTCCGCCTGAAAGTTCTGCTTGAATCGTTACACTTACTTCATACTTTGACGGAGTTGCTATTGTTACTATATGACCTATAGGAGCTTCTCCTACACCGGTGCCCTCTAAATCAGTTGGATCAATTATTTCTTTTAAAGTACTTTTAAAACTATCTGAAACCGGATCAAAACCTGCGTCGATTACGGATAATTTTACTGTACCACCTCCTGCCCAAACAGGAAATACTTTCACTCCACCAACACCATCTATTTTCATCACAAGCTCTATATAATTCGCAATGTTTCCCCCAAATGATTTTCGACGTAATTTATCAAGTATACGCTCTCTAAAATCATCGTCTTCTTCCTCATCTTGTCCAGGAGTTATCATGTCAGTCATTTCAATAGTAGCAAGATCAGCAATCTCTTCAAGAGGAACTAAAAATCCATAATGAATATTTCCGATTGTTCCTGGTTCGTCGCAAATCAAAATATAAACACCAACACTCTCTTCACGATCGACAGTGAACGTGACCTCTTCTTCATCCTCTTCTGTTGGAACAGCAAACTGCGAACCTATTGGAACAGTCGTTAATTCACCGTCATCATTAAGAGCAGTCGCAAGCCTCTCTGCATATGTGGCAGGATTTCGATCGATGGCAAAATCTGCTGCTCGATTATCAAGATTTTCACCGCTCGCTGTTAATAGATAGCTTTCCTCCATGAAAATCTCTAAATAATCATATAGATCAGATAATTCGGATGCTGCTGGTGCAAGTGCATCATAAATTATACTGCCTGGTCGTTTATCCATATTAGCCGGTACAGTCGCCAGCAGTCTGTCAAGTATTTCCTGTTCACTAGGCATTGATGGTCACCTCCATTCCTTCAATATCTCCAATAGGACTATACACATCGAAAACAATAAGTGCACTTTCAAAATTTAATTGTTCAATGCTGATTATTGATATTCCGGTTATATCTTCATCCTGCAATAATGCATCCGAAAGGGTGTTCTCTATAGTGGCTTCTAAAAATTCAAAAGACTGGCTTTGATATTGCTCAAGTTCAACTCCGTAATCATCGCCATAAATCCCATAAGCATATCTTTCTGTGCTTAATACATGCATGATCCGCTGTCTAAGAGCGGCTTTGTCATCTACAAAACCCGCTATTTTTTCCTCTCCCAATCGATGGCTTCGCAGTACGTGTTCTTCTTCCACTAATTCCTCATCTATTTCCACCTCATCTAAAAGCAACATTGGAATCATGCTTCTTCCACCGCCTTTTCAGCAACGTAGTATTTTTGTGAATTATTAAATCCGAGCAACACTACATCGTCTCCAATTGCTAAAATATCTACACCATCTTCACTCTGTCTGCACATTTGGCCGATATACAAAAATTCGCTTTCCAGTATATCGTCTTCCTCCGGACCCACTTTAATCTGTAGTGGATGAACAGAAAGAACTTCACCGATCAAAAATTTATTTGTTTTGGTTAATTTCCGCATCTCTGCTTTAAATGTATTCACTAATTTTGAATAAATCTGTTCGCTACTCATACGTTACCTCCAAAGAAATTAAGTGTGTGTCTTTTCCGTAGAAGTGTGTAGCCGAATGTACGTACATTCTTTGCCTTACTCCGACACGATCCTGTAAATCCAAAATGAAGCTGCTTCCGGCAGTTAAGTTCTTTGCTTTATCGATTCCGGTTGCATTGATATTTAAGGATACTGATTTCGTTTCCTTGTTTTTCAGTTTCAGTAAATCGGACGCCAATTTTCTAATTTTTGATGTCTTAGCAGCATTCATTAACTTTACTGCTTCTTTCCAAACTGCTTTCTTCTCTGCTCTTTTAGCTGCATCTTTTTCTTTTTGCCAAGCTGCTTTTGCATTTTTAGCAGTATCTTTTAAGCTTTTGTAATCATCAACGTCTTGCACATAATAGAGTGTTCCCCATTTCATCTGTGTTTTTTTGCTTTGTCTGGTTGTACGTAATTTAACTTTCCCTTTCTTGTTTGTTGCGTACAGCTTTATAACATTTGCAGTATCAGATTCGATACTCGTTTCAAATTGATAATCCATTAGTAGAGATTTCTCACCTATAATTAAGTTGGTCCAGTATTCCAATCGTTCTGTAAAAAGAATCTTCCCGAATTGATCCTGAATGAAATAATTTTTCTTTGTTGCCGTATTTGTGGTATCTATCAAATAAGTTAATACTGACCAAAGAGATTCTTTATCGTGAAAGCACGCCGGAACTACGTATTTTGATGATACTTTTACCTTATAATTAAATTTATATTTTTTACAAATAGTCTTGAACCAAGCACTTGCGCTCTTTCTTCTAGTTGTCATTACTACCTCATTTTTTAAGTAAAACGTTTGGTCATAAGCGGTAACGACATGAATTCCAGTTGCATCTGTTCCCACGGTTACGATATATCCTAAAAATGTTCCGCTTCCATTTATCCACAATTTTACACAGCTTCCATTTGCTATCTTAATAATTCCATTTGGATCAGGTTCAAGGGAAAAATTTAGCGTTCCGGGTTGAGCATCCATTGTGGTAGTGTATTCAATATTTCCAACCAGATTAGAAACATCGTACTCTTTATTATTGGTTGTATTGAAAATGAACATTTTAATAGTCATTAAACCACCACCTACGTCTGCCAAACTTTTGGCATTTGAAGCTTCATACCCTTTTTAGGCTTCATTTTGTTTTTGGATAATTTTTTCTTATTGGCTTTAATGTCTGTGATCAGCTGCCAATCATCCCCACCGCGTTTTGAGAATTTTTTTGCTATTTTTTTAAGCGTATCTCCCTTTTTGCATTTGTAGATTTTTGGAGCTTTCTTTCGATTAATAATTCGCTCTTTAGCTCCAAACGGTCGATATTGTAAAAGAGAGAGACTGAAATATATGGTATCTTCCTCGGAAGCTCTTTGGTCAGAAGTAAATTCGGAACATATAACAGACAGATTAATTGGCTTACTTATATTAGTTATTACCAATTGCGCTGGAGTTTTTCTGGATTGCCATTTTTCAATCCAGTTTGTAATTTCAAGTGGTGACTTCGCTGTCTTTGAGGCGGCTGAAAGCATCAGCTCACTTGTAGCTTTCATACCACCCCAAAGCAAGGATTCTATCACGATTGTTTTCAATTGTTCTGTTGTCGGGTTAGTTACTTGTCCTTGTCCGACTATTTCTGCAATATAAGGCTCGCTCGGAGTTACTACCTGTATATTTTCCGGATTGATTGGAAATGTTATTTTTCCAACCTCTCCAGTCGGAACAGAATACTGAAGGCTAACCTCCACCGTTGGAATTTTAAAGTCTTTCCCTCTAATTGTAACAGCCATTCATATCCCCTCCTCTATGCTAATGCAGATTCAAATTTTTTAATGATTCCATCTGTAATTTGCCTCACAATCCAATCAACGTCACTTTCGCTATCCACTTTTTGAATGGTCACACTGACGTTAGGATTGATGCTAACATTTTTACTTGAACTATTGTTTGTAACAGCTGTTCCTAATGCTTTTTTATCTTTCTTTGAAAGACTTGCACCAACCACATCTCCCGACTCAGCTTTAGAACCGCGTAGTTTTTTAGGAATAGCTGATATGGTAGTTTTCATATTTCCGATTACTTTTTCCATTTCATCTGCAAAGCCGATTCCTGCACCCTGGGCCCAAAAAACACCGAGCTCATCTCTCCACGATCTTGACGGAGATGCTGTTTTTGACGCTTTTTTGGCTTCATTTAACGCTCCACCTATAATTGTTCTTATAGTACTGTAGAGCCATCCAGTTCTGCTATTTAAACCAGAGATGATACCATCTAACATAGAGATTCCAATAGAACTAAAACCGCTTGCCGCTACTGTACTAGTTGCCGTTGATTTAGCATCTTTAACCAATTTTTCGGTTGAACTTTTAAGAGCTGTATTATTATCAACACCCTTTGCAATATCATCTACCATGTTCTTACCAGAATTCACAACATCTGGTAATCCTAATTGCTTCATTAAAGCTTCGGTTGCAACTTCTGAACCATTTTCAAATACTTCACTCAATCTTGCAATTTCTTCATCGGATCCTGCTACAATCGCTGCTACTGTTGCTGCAGATTCAGGTCCAGCGTCTCTCAATTTTTCTAATAATCCCTGAGATAAACCACGTTCACCAGCTTCTATTAAATTATTTGACCAATTATTAATAACCTCTTGATTTTGCTCCATATTGGAAGTCATATCGGCGATACTCTCATCCTGCTTCTCACTTATAACCTTAAACATGTCTGTAGCAGCGGTGGTGTAATCTTCAATCGTTTTTTGTGTTTCGTCCAATTTGGTTTGATATTCTTCCAGAAGCATTCCCTGTGCGCTCGCAGCCTTTATCATTTCGTCTGTTACTTCTTGCTCTGCCTTGATTTTATCTTGAGAGAGTTTTTCCTGTGTTTCATTCGCATCTATCAAAGCCCGTGTAGCCTCATCAGCATTCTCATAAATAGCCTTATTGTAGGCAATCATTGCTTCTTCAGCTTCTTCAGCAGCTTTCGTGGCGCGATCCATGCTTCCTGACAACTCGCCCTGTGTTTTTATTGCTTCTGCCTCTGCCGCGTTTAGGTCTGTAATCGCTTTATTATAAGCCCTTCTTCCACTTATTGATCTGTCGGTGGATAACTTTTCGACTTCTGCTCTTTGTGATTCGATTCCAGCGAGTTCATCTTTAACCGCCATCTCTTCCTTATAAAGTTCAACTATTCGTTCTCGGGAAACTTGCGCAGCGGCTTCTTCCTTTAAAGCTGCGACCTTATCCTTGATATAATCCGTACTCCGGTTTAGAATATCTGCTTCCGCATTGTACTCAACAATTGTCTCGCCCATGGCTTCGTTTAGGGAATTGACATATGAAGCCAATTCTTCTTTTTGTACAGCTGATTTATATTCTATTTCAGATAGAGCCGAAATTTTATTCGCTAAATCTTCAGCAGCGGCTGCATTTTGCTCTAAGCTATAAATACTTTCTTCATAAGAGCTGGCACTTTCCTGCGCTGAACTACTTAATTCATTTGTCTTTTCTAATAATTCACTGGATGCTTCTGTGAGAGCCTTTTCTTCGTCGGTTGCCTCACTCAGCCACCCAACTAACACAACAAGCCCAGCAACTAAAGCTGCTACTCCCGCTACAATTGCAATAACTGGATTTGCAAATAAAGCGGTATTCCAAAGCCATGTCGCTGCTGCGGCGGCTATTTGTGCAACCGTTGCACCAGACGTTGCCATAGCGTATGCAGATGTTGCTGCCGTAGAAATTCCCGTGATCACAGCATGTGCATTATCTGCTGCTGCTGCTCCTAATTTTGCAAGAGAATATCCCTTTACTTCAATTGACGCTAATTTTGTTATTAGCGTAGCAGCTGTTCCAACTGCTACATAAGTTCCAAGTATTGTCACAACTGTTTTAACTGCGGGTGATAAGTTTCTATATCCATCAATAGCAGATATTACCACTCCCAACATTGCATTAAAAACAGGAATCAATGCATTTCCAATAGCGTTTTTGGTCGCTGTCAATTCATCATTTAATCTTCCAACAGCACCCCTAAACTCTCCTGCTGCCGCTAGTTGTTCATCGCTCATAACCAAACCAAGCTCATGAGAACGATCTTTCAACTCCTCCGTTGTTTCGGACGTCTTATTTAAAAGTGGCTGCAATTCCATTGCACCCTTACCAAGTAATTTCAATGCTGCTGTAGTTCTGTCTGCTCCCTCTGGCATATCCTGCAAGGCTGAAACTGTCATATTCAAAGCTTCTTCTGGAGATTTTCCCTTAATATCATCAAATTCAATCCCAATGGCATGGAAAGCAGCCGAAGCACTATCCCCATCCTCTGTTAATCCACCCATTGTTTTTTGCAGTGTTTTCATACCAACACCTAAGACATCTATGCTGGTACCAGACTTCCTAAGCACATACTCCCATTCTTGAAACCCAGTAGTGGTTAAACCAAGTTTTTGAGAGGTATTTGATGCTTCTTTTGCCACACTCGCTGTCGATTCAGCCATTTTAAACGCTGCTGTAACAACTCCGGCAATGGCAGTACCCATTAAAACCGCTTTATTTTTAAATATTTCAGCAACCTTCTCAAACACAGAGCCTGTCTCTTCTTCTGCCTCAGTCACTTCACCCAACTGATTCTCGACACGCTCTAAAGACTCTCTCATTTGATCCTGCTTCTCAATGTTTGTTTCATTTGCAATCGATCGTTCTAAAGCAGCTTTAGTGGCTGTCAATTCTGCTTCTGTCATGCTTTCGAGATTACCCAAAGATTCCACCAGTTTCTTATCATTTTCATCCTGGGCGCTATTCAAGTCATCGAGCGCAGTTCTGTGTTCGGAAACGACATCTTTTTGTCGCTCATATTTTTCCGTCAAATATTCAATATTAGCTTGCAGCTCCTGCGTTTTTGCAGATGATTCAGCAGAGGATTCACCAAGCGAATCCATTTTATCGTTCATTTCTTCAAGCACTCTGGAGGTGTCACGCGCTGCATCTGTGGCTTTCGCTAACGCCGTTGTCTGCTTTGCAATTTTCGGTGACATCTTATCTTCAATTGCAAAACTCATTGATAATGCCATATGACTACCTCCTATTCTCCTGATTTTGGACGATTTTCAATTTCTTTGTCTATCGCCGCTATTACAACTGCTCTGTGACTATCTGGGAGATCGAAAAAATCCATTGGTTTCCATCCATGATTGATAATCATATAAACGCAATAAGAAATTTCTCCGCCCTCCTCAATTAGTTTTTTGCTTCTTCGACGGTATCTTCTCCGTCAAGATCAAAACCGGATACCTTACAAATCTGCTCTGCAATTTCTGCAATTTCACCAGCCATGAATTTGTCTTTGAAAAAAGAATACGCAGACATATATCCAGCTTTTTTCAAAAACACAGAATTACTGAAATCTGGTTTTACAATATGATTTTCTGCAATCAGAAGATTAAATTTCTCACCATCAAAATCGCTACCTTTTTTTGTCTTAACTCGACAGCGTTTCTTATATGCTGTATGCTCATTCAAGCTCATTGGACGAACCACAAATGATCCAAGACGCTTGTTAACATAAATCTCTTCCGTCATATTACCGACATTTGCGAGTCCTAAAAATACTTCTAAATCATGGACTCTTCCACTGTTTTCTTCCTCGATATTTTCAACTACTTCTTTTTCTGCCATTTTAATCCTCCTAATTTTATAAACGGGTTATCCCCATTACAGGGATAACCTTATCAACCTTCTGTTTCTGCCGAAACGGTTTCCAAATCCTCAAACTGACTTCCCATTTCAACTCCGCTGAATGTGAAGGCTACAGTAATATCTAAAAATGTTGCGTCCACATCCAATTTAGCCAAGTCAAGAGAATCAATATTACAATCATATAGAGTCACTTCCTGTGTTCCAAGTTTCGAACCAGCATCTGCGTTTTCTATTGTTAATGGGAAATATATATCTTCTCCCGTGTTTATATAGTTTCTCATTATTTTTGCCCACTGTGATGTGGCGTAATAAATCGTCATAGTCCCGGCTCCACTCCAACCAGTAGCCTTGTGCTGTGTTCCTCTGTGACCGAGTGCTTTAAAAGTACTTTTTTCCTTTGTGACAGTGGCTGTGATATTTTTAACTTCCAAAAGCGTTACTTGACGTCCGTCAAATTCTGCGGTGACTTTCCCTTCTTTACCACTTATGGCATCTCTCGCTAACATGTATGACATTGCTTTTTATCTCCTTTCTTCACAAATTACGTCCTGAGATTGACGTTCATATATAATTTTTCCATGGAATCGACTGGTTGAATCCATACCTCACATCTAACTGCATCCGGTTCATCTCCACCAAATACCTCGATATCAACAGCACCATCGAAATTCTGAATGGCACTTATGCGCTGCAGTACATTGAGATAACCGACTCGATTTGCTCTGAACAACCCTCGTCCTGACGGAGTATTATCTACCCGACCCATAAATTGTTCTTCCCATACGGATATCGTGTCAGTTCCGAGAGTGTGCATAACCCTGATGATACGATTCTTTCGAAATTCACTCGCTTTTTCCTCTGTGAACGTCCTATACGTATTGATATCTTGCTCTACTTTTATGGTTCCGCTTTGATTCATTGTGAATACAATATGACCTGCATTCAGAGCAGCTACGATCTCACGATTTGAGAGTTCTCCAATGATTGCAGTAGCTCCATTTACAGCTCTTGCTGTATTGGATTCATTTACAGCAGCACCAGCGGTCATACCAGCAAATGTTGCAGTTGCATCAGCATTTGAAAACCCTACCTCATCGACAAAAAAACCATTTAGAATGCTGATACAGCTTTCATGGTCTGGAGTATTATAATTTGCAAACACTGCCTGTACGTATCTACCCTGATCTTCGTTTTGATCTTTTATAAAATCTGCAATCCGCTTTTTTATTACTACATCTGAAACTGTAACTGCTAATGTCTGCCACATGGAACTACCGAGTACGTTCATATAATCATCCCATGCATTAAGTAAAATATCACCATTTTCACCACCTGCAAGGTTTGCGGTTCCTGCTCCTATCACTCCACTACCAAGTACACTAAATACAATAAAATCGTTAGAAACAAGCTCAGATGCATCAGATATAAGTTGTTTATCTACCTCTGCACCATCAACAAAAGTACGAACCATAAATATATCAGTTTCCTGTTCTTCTACGATTACACTTAATCTGTTTCCAAACTCCCCGTTGTATTTTGCTTTAAGCCCTATATTTCCAAGGCTACCCATTGCTGCTGCTCCACCAGCGTCCATCCTGCGCACTTTTGCAAGATAGCAATAAGAAAGCATTGAACCAAGCAATTTAGATTCTGCATCAAATGCAGTGAAACCAACTTTTGCAAGACTTGAACGATCGGTCATCTCATCGCTGTACACATCGATCAATCCATCTTGTGATCCCCACGAAAGTGGAAGCATGATTGTTCCTATTCCTCTAGCGCCAAGAGTTATCTCTGGACGAGGAATTGATTTAAAATTGAGATAAGCTCCTGGTCGCACTTTGTTTTGCGAGAGCCATCTTCCTCCTGCCATTTTTAGTCCTCCTTTATGTTCCCGTGCTTTCAATTCGTTTTAAAACGCTTGCCGGGATATCTTTTTTTGATTTATATGATTTACTTCTTGCCCTGTGTGTGGTGGCATAATAACCGTCCTTATCCTGTCCTATGCCGCATTGATACGTTTTGCCATCTTTTGTGATGGTCTTTTGAATAACCTCAACTCCACAAACCTGCATGATTATCACCTTCGTTTCAAATGTTGCTCTATTTCCAGATTCCACATCTTGATTTCCTCAATCCGTGGTTTCGTCACCTGAATGTTTATATTGCAAAAATAATGTAGAACACCGTCTACTTTTTCATAACGTGGACTTGTTATCTTAACCGGGGCGCCCGCTATCTGAATCTCATTCATAAGCATGAGCCTTAATCCTGCGTCGTCTAGTTGAAATTGTAAGTTTGGCACAAGCGCAATATCTCCGGCCACTCGATAACGCAGGCTTACTAAATAAGTCAGCCAGAAATATCCTTTTCGTTCTTCTCGCTGCGTTAGCGTCAATTGAAGAATGAAGATATTGGGGAATACCGGTGATGTTATCTGCTCCTTGTAAAAAAAGGTTCCTGGAAATTCATTCATAGCAGCTAATATTAAGCCGTTTTTAATGCTTTCACCAACCACTTGAATCATTTCAGTGAACCTCCTTTATTTTTTACTGAATTACGATATGTGGAATGCCGTAAAGCTCACATATCAATTTTTCAACTTTACAACCTCTTGCTGCAGAAATATCTCCACAAAATATTGCCAAATCTGCTTTAGCGAGTTCTTTTTGCAGTCCTAAGCCAAGCCAATATACCGCAGGCTTCTCATCCGTAATTCCCGTAAAAGGTTCACGGTCAGGATTATTAATGGAAATATCCTCATGCTCACCGATTATTTCGGCTATTTTCTGCTGGTATTCTTCGTGCTTTGCAATTGTTTTTTCTTTGTTTAATCCTCGTACTGCTACGGATATAAATACTTTTTCATTTAATAATTCTCCTTTTTTTCAATCAAACGGTATCCCCATCTGTTTCACCCATGCTTCAAAATCTACCTTGAACTGCTCTGGCATCTGGTTATAAATTTCATCCATGCTCAACGTCAAAGGATAATGTGCTGGATAGTTTATTTCTGGTCTTCCAAATTCATAAGCCGCCGCATATTCCATTCCGTTCCAGATAGTCAGGTCGTAATTTCTTCCTTTCGCTTCCACTGCATCTGGTTGAGTACTCTCAAAATCAACCTCGCTGCCATCCCCGCTCGCAGATTGAAGATTATCCCGACCAAGTCCCCATGATGCTCTTAAGGCTCCCGTAACGACCGTTGTTCTGTTCTTTGCATTCCTGACAATCTTGATTCCTTGTTTCACCATAAATTCTTTGAGCATTTTTTCAAAAACTTCTGCTTTATCTATCTTCTTAAAAGACTTATGAAGCTTTTCCAACTCCGAATAATCCAGACCTCTTGCCTTTGCCATCAGTCATACCACTCCGTTATCTGGATGCCCTCCGCTTCGTCATTGACATATATCGGGACTATTTTCAAAACAACTCCATCATAGACACTCGGTCTTTGCTCCGTTATCTCGAACCATTCGCCGGTGGGGAATAATTTTATCCATTGCCCTGATTTCAGATCGATCCTACCCATTTCTGGATGCATGATGAAAGAGGATGCGACCGAAATATCCAAGCTCTTGTCGGAATAGTCCTGAATCACTTCAAAATATATTTTCATTAGCAGATGCTTTCCGAATGAAATAGCTCCATTCGTCTGCGTAAACATTCCATCTGCAAATACCCTGAAATATTCCAGATCCCTTATTGCTTCATATCCGAATACGATTTCATGACCTTCCGGTTTCGCTTCCATGATCGTTGCCTCCGTTGTCGATAATAATAATCCGTCAAGTTTTGTGCTGACATGTTGATAGTTTCCGATTCTCTCTGGTTCGATAGTTATTGATTGACCGGTTTCTACTTGACGGGTTGCCTCCATATCAATTTGATGATTTGTTTCATCCACAAAAAGAATTCTGATGATGCTTGGATTCTGTGGTGGTGGTGGATTTATCGGTTCATCCGGAACGGCAGATGCGTTCATTTGCATCGTTATAAATTGCCTGCACTGATCCATTGCCGGATGTCCGCATACTCCTCTGTAAACTTTAAGGATTCCATGGCTTGCATCACATTTTTTCGCCACGATATAATCATTGTTCTGAAAATCCACCCATGTTGCGGCATCGATCCTAAGGCTCGTGATTACTGGAACGACATCAATAGCAACCGGATCAGGATTGTCTGCTGTTTGTGTGGATATGTGGCAGCTGATATTCTCATATACCATCACCCTTGTTGGAGATGTCGGGAGTTGCCGGTAGATATCCACGAAATCTGTATCCATATATGAGGACAACATTCCGCTAATCCTCCCAAAATCAAACCCCATTCCATCAACTCCTATAAGGCAATCTGAATCTGCCAAGTTCTTTCATTTTCGAAACCTTTTCATCTGCCTGCTGAGTGATGGAAGAAGCTGAAACAGTTTTGAAGCTAACTGACCTTCCACTTTCAGAGATAGACGAAACCTGACCTTCCCCTTCGATTGCTTGATTTGTTTCGGTATTTTCTATCCACATACCTCTTGTCATATTGATCCAGGCAAAACGCAATTCTTTCGGAATCTTCTTTCTGTTAATAAAATTGAGAATGGATTGCTCAGTTACATCTAAAAATAATTGGAGCAATTCGTCCTGCTTATCATCTGTGGATCCAAGCATCATTTTTAAATATCTCAGCGCATCTTCCATTCTCAATCACCTCTTTATTCTGTTTTCTTCCTACCTGGTCTCTTTTTCGGCGCCGTGTCCGGTGTGCTGTCTCCAAGGGATGGATCCAGTTTTGTTTTCTCTGGCATCCGCTCTAAAAGAGATTCGTCCAGATCAAATCCTAAATCCTCTTCAATTTCTCGTAGTTCTGTTCCAGATGTCTGGTCTATTTCAGGCATCTGCGTTCGATCCTCTTCAAGTTTCGCATTAGCGGCTTCCGCTACTCCCTGTCTCCTGATAGCTTCCGCTTCAATCGCAGCAAGTCTTTCTTGTTCTTCCTCTTCTGCGATCTTTTTAGCAGCTTCATCAGCGATCGTCCCCTGCTTTGCTTTTTCCGATTCGGCTAATTTCATTGCTGCTTCTCGTCTCATTCGGTTGTACGTTGATAAGCTCATAATACAAACCTCCTTATGCCGCAAGGGAGTGCGTGAACTGCACAATCCCGATTTGCTTCTTCTCAACCACACGTTCCCAGTTCGTCCCGGTAGCGAGTTCAGCGTTGTTTGGAGTCGGTCTTGGTGCCGCCGGTGTCCCAATCCACTTGATACCCATCGGATGCAGGACAAATGCACGTCTGTGGAAAAGATAATCAGTAGACATCGGTTCATCCCTATCCGTAGCTACCGGCGTAAGAGATACAGGAACCCCTTCACCCCTTGCAATTGTCCCGGCTGCGAATAGATATGATGTGTAAATTGCACTTGCGCCAGAGCCGGTTACAGGCATTCCATCATCCACAATAACTCTGTAGCCAAGGTAGGTCGGGATCTGGATTGTAGCTGTCGGCACGGTATCCGTTGATACGCTTGGCACGAATTCAATTAAGCCTTTCTGCTGTAAGAATGTATAGGTCATTGAATGCATTCCGATAGCCGTTAATTGCCCTGCTGCATCCCCTAATAATTGCTTTGCTTCCAAAACAAGCGATCCGCTCGTTCCTGCAATTGGAGTTGTCGGTGCTGGTAATATTAAATCCTGCATACTGGAAGAAATGAAAATTCCATCCAATATCTTAAATAAAATCCTCTGCTCATCCCTGACCCACCAATTCGCAACTAATTGAATAATTGCAGCCTGTGGATCGTCCCCGGCTAATGCCCCGGCTAATTCATGCGAACTCCATGCATGGGTTCTGATCAGCATAGTCGCAATGTCTTTGGATGACGTGATCTTGTCCGCTTCAATCGGGTTAACATCGTCCATGACCTGCGATTCCCCAGTCAAATCCTGCCAAAATGGCATCTGAAGGGTTGTGCCACCGCCAGTCACTAACTGATCAAGCGCTGTATTTCTTGTGATGATTCCGCTTTGAACAAATGCCGATAGTTCAGCGGTTCGATTTATAAGGTATGGTACGAAAATTTCTGGTTGGATAACGTCCTGTATACGTGTTGGGCCTGTTCCAGGCATTTAATTTCCTCCTTTTTTACCAACCCAACCTTACCCCTGCTTCTTTTGCTAATTTTTTGGCTTTCTCTGGATCTTTCCTGAACATCTCGGTCTGTGCCGTCATGTTTGGCGGTTCCCCGTTCGGACCTTTTTTGAATGGATTCTGCTCCACCACTGGTTTCGGATCGGGAACTACGATTTCAACTCCGGTCGGAAGGTTCTGCTGCGTCTGCTGCTGCGCTCCCGGTACTGTGTTAGTTGCTGTAATGCCAAGAAGCATCATGACCTGTTCGATAGCTTGATCGATCGTTGTGTTTTCGTCCACGAGACCTTTTGCCATCTTTGCAGCTATTTTCAATTCCGCTTCCGATTTTCCGGGAAATTTCGTAAGCATGGAAAGCCTGCATGTCAAGTCTTCTACCTGTGTCTGCAATTTCTTTGCTTCACTCTGCCAGTGCGTTACATCTCCTTGCAATTTTTGCGTTTCCGTCAATGAGCTGTCACGTAATTTCTTTAACGATTCAATTTGGTCTTTCTGATCCGGGTTCAATCCAAGTTGCTTTAAGAAATTTGTTTCAGCTGCTTTTTCAGCTGATTTCCTGATCCACGATGCGTGGTTGTCAAATTCCTCTTGTGTTGCAAAAGCTTTAAAAGGTGAGGATGGTTGTGTTTGTTGTTGTGTTGTTGGTTCCGTTCCTGTTGTTTGTTCTGTGCTTCCACCTGTTACATCCACGGTGTCTGGATTTCCCGATTGAACGGTTGAACTTATTTCTGACATATTTGTTTCCCCTTTCGGTGGCTCCTCCAATACGGAGTGATATTATTATAATCAGTATATTTGTTAAACACAAAAAAATCAATCCAATTCAATGAATTAGATTGATAATAAATGGTGTCGTACACCATTGTTTTATTTATTTGTTCTCATATTGAATGTTAATGGCTTTTTATATATTAATAATGTGATGCGGGCAGGGATTTGCACCCTGCATAATCATTTCCAACAGGGATCTGTTTCTTTGTTTCCACCAGGAATTCGTATCCGCGTTTGCCTATTCTCGCCACCGCATCAATTTTTATTTATTGGAAATTAGATGGATTCTGCCAATTATCAGGAATTTCCCTTGCGCGATATCTTGAATCCTGAACCAGTTCGACATCAACCAACCATGAATGTGCCTCCTCTTTTCTGACAAAAGACACATCGAATGTAAATCGCTTTTGCGCTCCATCCCATATACCCCACATGATCATCCCCTCACTTTTCTTTATTAGCGACTAGCTAGTGACAAAATATCTATTTTATCCCTTAAAATCAAGATCTTATCTTAATTATGAATTAATTTGAAATTCTTATGGATCTTTCCTCCGTCCCCTCAATAGTGATTGTGACTAATTCTTCTTTTTTCACCTCTGCCGTATATTGCATTTTTCCTTTATCGTCTTCTTCTAAACCTTTTTTCCACTCATTGAATGTCAGATCATCCGGAACCATGTATGTCTCTCCAGTAATTGGATGCCTTGCAGCACGTTCCAACTTCTGGTATTTCCGATCAAGTTCAGTTGGCTCAATGTATGGGACTATAGTGCAGCGACAATTAGGATGTAGTGGAGGCAGGCTGAATCCTGGCACTGCATTCTCCATATCCACCTTGGTTCCGTCTAATTCCGCACAATCCGAACATGTATTTTTTTCTAATGTTGCAAGCCATCGGAATTCATCTGCCACCCCAAGTTCTTTATAGGATTCATACGAAGCCTGATTGGCTATATGGATAAACTCTGTCCGTGCTACCCTGACGAAATTCCCGGTTTGCGAACTATCGAATTTAGATTCAACCGCTTTCGCCATCTCCCTACCAATTCGATTCGGATTCCATCCCTGGATTATGCCCTTTTGGAATGTGGTATTCAACTGGTCTATCAAATGACCTTTATGATTGCTCCACACAATATCACTATAATTCGTTCCCATCCATCGCTCATTCAGGGACTGCATCACTTTTTGTGGATTCATGGATGCGAATTTATTCGAAAATCCAAGCGCCTGCTGTTGGTGGAAGATGCCTTTGTAATACGTATCCTCATAACTCCTTCCGAGGACAGTAGTAAAATCATCGGTCAATTTAGTGTAATGGGTGTCTACAAGTTTATAAAATTCAGCCTGAACCTGCTCCTGCCTCGTGATATTGACACGGTTATACAGTCGGTTCATCTCCTGCAATGTATCAGGATCAATCTTCTTTCCGGCGGCTTTAAGCTCTTCCGCTTGCTTGGCATATGCTTCCAATTCTTTCCTGAATGATTTCAGTTCCGGAGTGGTTAGCTTTTGCTTTGCCACTTCCCATGCATCGCCCCAGGTATCGGATTCTATCTTCATATCCTTGGCATATTTGCCATAGAAAGCGTTTACCGTTTTCTCAATGTCCTTTGATAGACTATCGAATAGCGGTTGTGCTTTCTCTGCAATATTTATTGCTTTCTGCTCATTCGCCAAGACAATTCGCTCCATGCGGTCTTGCCAGTATATTTGATTTCTGAATGCTGTTTTACTCATATACTGTTACTTCCCTGTTCGCAGTAAGTACAATCTTTGTCATAACCGTTACATGAGCGGCGAGGAAAATTTATTGTAATAAAGGATTCACTCGCAATACTATCTTGTGCATGCATAGCTGAACTATAGCAATGATCTTTTATTGAATGTACGCACTTGGTTTTTTCTTGTCGTTCCTTTTTTGCTCTTTGATACACTTTTTCTGCTTTTTCATTTGCTATGAAGTGTAAAGCTTCCTCATATCCTTCCTTTGTAATTTCATACATTTCTATGTCATACATCTGCCCGTCTTGGAGTATAACATGCTGTTTGAATACTCCAACAATCCGACCGTTGTAATCATTGATCAACCTTCTATAGGTTTTTTGAACCGGATTCCCGACCACACATTCAAAAACCAATTTATTAAAGTTAAATTTCTTAAAGATATTTTTTATCGCCTGGAATACATCCTGACCGAATGTGAATTTACTTGGAGTGTCGTTTCTGAAATTGGTTATAGCTAAACTCTTTGCATAATAAGCCGTCCTGTCAACGTTATAGCCCATATAACCGATAATATCGCCGTTGCTATCAATTGACACGAATTGATGTAAGTTCCAGTTGGATTCCGATAATTCAAATTCTCCCGCCCAGTCCAAATGATAGTATTTATATTTTTCGTCAAACCATGTACTGGCGAGCAATATTTTAAGTTTGTCTTTGTGTTTTATCGCTGCATCTAACATTATTCCCTATGGCTCCTTTCTCATGAAGAATAAAACTTATTCATTCCCAGCTCTCCATTTTTCTCATATTAATCCTGCGTTTTCATAAATGTTTCCGACCACTTCCCAATGACATGCATCTTCACAGGTGATCTCACAATTGGTCATAAATTTATGCCCGCTACAAAAATAATCAGCACTAAATTTTGCCCAGGTTTCTTCCCAGTAAATAACACGATAATTTTTACCGCTTTCTGTATCATCGCAATTAGGATTAAAACAAATGTCACCTTCAAAGATCAATGCTCCGTTTTTATCTTTCAGTCCAATACACTGCATTGGAATAAATGGATCACCAAATTCAATTAATGTATATAAATTTTCTTCGTGAAGCGGATTTAATCTCAAAATTCCTTTATTGGTTATTTTAAGTGGGATAAAGTCTTGCACATCAACGATCATTCTTTCACCTACCTTATCCCATACACGAAATTTATATCTATCGTTCATCGCTTTCGTTCTCCTTTTAATTTATCTTTCTTTCCCCATCTTCTACCTGCTGAAAATCCTATTATATATCCACAGATGTACCAAAGCGTGCCCATTATACTTGCTCCTTTCTTGTTAGGTATTTCCTTTTAACTGCGTGTTAATTTTCATCCTTTATCGCTTGCACTGTAAAACTATTATCGTCCTTTGTGACAATGATAGTATATTTAGGACATTCAAACTCAGCATTCATCGGTTCGAATAAAGGAGAATATGCTATATAGCGAAAAGCATCTTCTAACTCTAATGATTCACAACGCACAATTGCCATTTTCGACATAACTGACATTACTGCATCAGGCTCTCTTCTGAAAAAACTTCTTGGAATATCAAATGTTCCTGATCTATTTTCTTCGATAATGCTTTTAAATATAAATTTCATATTATCCTCCTAATTTTTTAAAAATTTAGGTTTCATGCTCTTTAATGGACAATTAAATAAAATCCCTTGTTTTATAGGCTTTCCGCTTGCTTTTGTCACTAGCTTGTCGCTAATGTGATCGAATTCATGCGATCCATCACAATATCCCAGTTGATATTATTAATAAATGCTCCAATGTAACCCGCTTTATCAGAACCGTAATTCATAAAATATGAATGCTCATAACAATCCAATACCAATGCCGGCTCTAATCCAATTGTAAAGCCCTTATCATGGGATTCCATGCTTACATTCCGATAAATCCCGAGTATCGGATCAAATCCAAAGATCACCCAGCCTCTGGATTTTATAGCGGTTTTTATAAAATCTCTTTTCCAATCTTCAAACATATAAAAATTAAATCCCATCATATTCTTGAATAATAAGTTGCTTTTATCCGATGTATTTGCATAGGATTTTATATTTTCAAAGAATAATTCATGCAACATAACAGCATTTGCATCATAATTAATATTTGGATTATCCGAATCATCAAAATAATCATTCACGTTTCTCACATATTTTTTATACAAATCAAGATGGTTTTTCATTTGTGGATAAGTGAATAGATCTGGATTATTTTCATAGATCTTCGCCTGAATTCGCTCCATACCTTTCTCCCTCCCGTCCCTGTAATTGAGCCATTAACTGCTGATTGAATTGATATAGTTCGCTTCTGTCTAATTCGTCCTGCTTCCGCTGTTCCGCTTCTTTCTCACGTCGCTCATTTTCTATCCTTGGCGATTCTACAGCCGGGTTATAGAGATCAAGCGTTTCCTGGCTAAGATTTGGGTCTCCGAGGTTCCGCAGGTTCGTGACCAATTCGCTCTCGTTAATCATCATGTCGCGGTCGAGCGTCACGGTGATATTGTACTGCTCCCATAATTCGACGTTGCCGACTCCCTTGAATTCAAGCCATCTATCAAAGAAATATTTCAGATTATGGATATACATCTCGAATTCTGTTTCCAGGTCGTTGATATAGGTGTCAAGATCCTGATACATCGATTTCAAAGCTACGCCGCTTGGATTACTCCCAAATCTGACATCCTGCGTATCAACATCGCATGCGAATTCTCGGATGTCTTTACGGAGTGATTCTAATTTTTTTTGGATGGCATCAATATTTTGTTGCGGCTGTACAAAAGCTGCTTCTCCACCATCTTCATCGAATGTGATGATTCTAGTATTTTTAATCGTCTGCCTGATATTCGCCAATTCATGCCATTGCGTGGTTAATCCTTTGACGGTTAAGATTGGGTCGATATCATCGTCTAAACCATCAACCGAATTACTGTCAAGTTGGTCATAGGCATCTATACGGTCGATAATCACATTCAATAACGGCAATTCATCGTCATTAGCTTTCAATGCAATGAATGGAACTTTCCCCCAAGATAATGCTTCTTGTCCTTCTTCTCCGTTTTCATTCACAATCGGTCTTGTCATATGGGCGGTTGCAGCAGGTAATTCCTGCACGCCTTCGGCAGCCACATCAATGGTCAGTTCACCGCCGTCATCAATGAATCTCTCCACGGTTTCTGCATCCCAATATTCCACCTTCTGAATCTCAATGCCGGTTTCGCTTTCCGAAAAGTCTATGACGATAAAATCCCTTACAATCGCATCTAGTGATTCATGCGCCCTATCTCTCCACCACGGATAGATTGTTTCACTGTCCACATTTACTACCTGTAAATCGCCTTTTGCGTCAATCCATACATAGTTCCAGGCGATTCCATTGTTTATCGCATTTTTCGCCAGTCGCTTTAAATTCTTGCGGAATTTTACATTCAGGAAATCAGACCATTCGCTTAAATATAATTTCTTGAATTCATCAATCTGCTGGTTGTCCGCTTTTGAATTATTGATTTCGCTTGATTTTTCAATCTTTTCAACACTGATTAAAAATGGTTTGGCAAATGCATAATTTACTTTTTGAAGCACTGATTTCCGTAAAAACGCAGATGGCAATTTCGCATTTGAAAGAGTATCATTACTAATTCTTTCCCCATGTTCATTCAGGCAATCCCTATTTTTTTGCCGAATCTGTGTATTCCTCACCTTGAAGTACTCATTGGCACGAATCATATCCAGAATGGTCTCTGAATCTCTCCATTCGTTCAGGATGATCCGGGTGATCTCCTTGTTTGATAATTCCTGCGGTATCTGCAACAACTGTTCATTAATCTGTTGTGGTTGATTTTGAAGTAACATATTTCCCCCTTAACCTATCTTTGCACCAATTTTAGTAAGCTTTTCAGTGCCATATCTGTTTGCGTCCATCAGATGGTCAAATTCCTTATTAGGTTCATTCATTGTTTTACCCGTTTTTGGATCAACTTTCCATACGTAATTATTAAGCTCTATCATGAAATTCTGGCATCTCGGATGGACGATCATTTGATAATCCTGTAATTTCTGGATTCCTGCCAATACGCTTCCCGGACCCTTTACCGCTCCCTTTATTCCGTATAAACCTAATAACTTTAATTCGTTGATCGTTCTCCTATCTTCGCTATCCGCTGTAATCCGCTCGTTTCTGAATCCCTTTGAGATGATTGAATTAGCGATTTTTTGATTGCTCATTGTGGATTCATAAAATTCATCATACACATACAACTTAAACTCATTTCGCTTATTCAATGCCGCTGAAAATGCAGTGGGGTGTGTATAGCCAAAATCCAATCCATTGAAGTGCCGGTAATGTTCCGACATTGCCAGAAGATCGTTCAGCGCTGGTTCTTTTTCGTCCCAGATTTTCCAATTCGTAAAGATTAACCCTTCAGCAATTCCCCAGTTACCTAGTCCCTCAATCTCATATCTTCGAGGATTTATTTCCTTCATGATGTCGAATGTCTCAATATCATCCTTGCCAAGAAATTCATTGCAGAGATAATTCGTTGTGAATGTTTCCACATTTTTTTGTTTCACATCAAAAAATCTATGCTTGATCCACGTTTTTTCACTCCATGGATTGAATATTAATGTATGCTGCTTGAATAACGGTTCCGGCAAATCGCCCCTGATACTTAAATCCACTTTATCGAAATCCTGTTCATTCTGGCACTGATAAGCTTCCTCCCACCAAACCCAACACAGATATCCGTCTTTAACCGTTATGGACGTTATGCTATCAGGGTTATCCATGCCCCTGAATAATATTTGCTGACCAGACGGCTTGAAAGTCAACGTATGCTCTCCCTTTGGGATATGCCAATATGCCTCTACTCCTAATCTATATATCGCCCATATTAACTCCATCCGGGTGCTTTGCTTGTGAGTGTTGAAAAATCGTCTTACAACCAATACATGTGGCTTTATCCCGTATCTGTACCAAAAATACATCATATGCGAAATATACCATAGAGCCGTTGTCTTTGATTTTTTAGACATTCGACTGCCCTTGCATACCCGGTACTTACTCCGGCAATTCCAAAAATCAGCATACCCTTTCCCGATTACCTGTTGGAGTGAAATATTCAGTTCGTCAATATCGCATCACTCCTTCACATCATCTATCCCGATGAAATTTATCGGCGGCAACGAATCCGCATCGTTTGATTGTATCTTGGATTTCATGGCATCAATACGGGTCTTCTGTTCTTCCGTTGCCAAATCCCAGTTCTTATGCAACATCTCGTCATACTGCTTGATCATTCCGTCAAGAGTTTTCATTGCCTGGCTTTGTGCCTGTATGAAATTCGCCTGCTTGTCCCATGCGTATTGTATCTCCCACTCTTCACCCGAAACATTGCCATGCTTCTCTCCCACTTTGGATTTGGTCTTATCTTTTTTATCCTTGACATACATAATTTGCTGCGCCCGGATGATGGCTGCATACTGGATTTGGATGTTCTCCCACCGGATATCTAGTAGATTTTTTTTGTCGATTTCCTGAATGATGGACAGTGTTTCTTCCGGAAGATGCTTTGCAAAGAAACCGTATTTTTCTGCATGTTTGTTTCCGGGTGGTCCGGTCGCATTTTTATTTCCAAGTGGCGCACCTCTTTTTTTTGCAACGTTGCGTTTATCCGTTTGCAACGTTGCATTCCACTTACCTCTATTCTTCCAGCTGCGGACAGTTCCCTCAGGTACTTTTAGTTGCTCTGCTATTTCAATTAATTTCAAACCCTTTAAATATAATTCCTTGGCTTCTTTCGCTTTTTTATTAAGTGTTCTTGGCAAGCATCGCCACCTCTCAATCGTTGTTTTTATAATCTTGCAAGTGAGATAATGAATTATCATTGAATTTTTTATATTTCGCTCAGCACAATGATAACATACAAAGTTGTCCTCCGTTTACGGTTCTTTTATTTTTTTTGAGATAATAACCAGTAAAATTTCTTGCGCCGGTCATAGTACATATCTTTTCCACAGGGGATTCCCATGACTGTTTTTAAATAATTATACGACAGATCATTTGTCACGGCTTTAAATAGATACGGGTAGATATCTGGACCGGCTTCAATAGCTGTCTGCTCAACCAGTTTGCATTTATCTGATAATTCCTTTCTCCTATCAGCGGAAGGGTTATCCGTCTTATATTGCAATTCATCCTTCCACTCGTTATATTGCAGACAGAAATTGTATAACTCTGCGAATCGTCGCTTGCTGATCTGATATTTTTTTTCGTTTATTGGTCTTACATTTGGCATGATATCATCCACCCCTCGTTATTCTTGCTGTACATTATTACCCTCCAATAACTGCATATTCTCTTCGATCACAGTTACATTTGCTATCGGATTAAGTACGCCATCGTCAACCATGCATTGCTTTGTAATTTCCAACTGACGTATTAACGCATCTATAGATTCCGTTTTCGTGAACGTCATAATGCAGGGCATCTTTGATTCATCAAGTATTTTATTTTGAAACCTTTTAGCCATATAATCATCTGACATAGTTCCAATTTCATGTGGCTCGCCGTGGTTTTCTAAATATAATGTACCTTTCTTGGCGTCACTATCATATCCAGAAAACATATGTATATCGCCAGTGCCAAACTCAGCTTTAACTCCATAATTTTTTGTTTTTATCATGATTTAACCTTTCCTTTCCTTTCGTGTTATTTTTTGTGTGCCATTATTGCAATTACAACAATCAAAATAATCTCTATCAAAACTGTAGCCATTACGCCACACCAAAATGGATGTATATACATGATTTATCACTCCTCCTCATCCTGCTGCACCTCAAATAAGTGCCTATGTTCGTGTATATTCCCAGCAATTTCATATTGCGCCCAATAATTTAAATCCTGTCTGTGATATTCGCATTTTTTCGAATGGCTCCAATCAACGTAAAACCCGCAACCCCCGTTTTGATAGTCACTTGAAGCATCAGAGTGCTTATATACGCCATATCTCACAATGCCATATTCGTCTGAAAAACAATCTCTAAATAGATCTCCTTCGAATATTAATAAGTCCCCTGGATCCGTACCCCTGTAGCTTTTATCCGCACTGATGCCTGTGCACTGGCCGACAGTCCGTATATCTACAAGATAATCTTTCCCACTTGGCGCATTGGTAATTTCGTCAGTTTCAACCTCTTTGATGTATGTGAAGAATCTTCTCCAAAGATACCCGTACACCCACTCACTGCCGCCAGCCTTCATTCCACGAAATAAATATCTATCAACTTTTGCTTCCATTACTCCACCCCCACCATTATATCTTTGCAAAAATCACAAGAAGTATATGCTTTCGCCCATTTCGCACTAAATTCCTCATATCCGTTTGCCCCATTCAAATATTTATACAACAGAACATTCATACACCTTTCACACGCATGAGTATATACCCAGATAGCCTGCTCTAACGTATATTCGCCGCTGTTTACCATTGCGACTATGCAGTCTTGCGACCATTTTGAGCCATATGTAGTTGCCCAGGTGGATATGTGCCTGAACGTCTTTGGTTTTCCTTTGCTTATTATTTTGTACAGTCTCTTGTTTTTACAAAGAAATTTAATAAGCTTATTCCTCGGGTGATAGCAGTATTCGCTAACTTCTCTGTTTATTTCGCAGGGATGGCAACTATTATAAAAATCTGCATTCGGATCATCTCGTTCTACTACATTGCCGTTCTCATCCTCAAACCAGTGTGTTTTAAATTCTTTATTAATTTTCATATTCTGTTTTCTCCTTTTTCGCAAAACTTAGTATTGTGCCCCAAATCGATATCCCAATCAGGCGCATTTTCCTCGTCCTCGGTGTAACCGGATATATAGAAACCATTCCGCCCCAATTGCATACCGCAACCCAGCAACATGACCAAGAATCGTAATAACTATAGCTATGCTTACAGTCTTTGCACTTAATCATGCCCCCGCTTCGTCGCCCTTCCTCACTTCCCGCTGCAAATATTTTAAAGCGCATTCACAGCAAGCACATCCGCTCGGACAATCTTCAATTTCGTACCCCAGACTTTCGCATAGGGTATCTGTACTATCAGCTAACTGTACGAGCGTCTCTGGCGTCATGTTTTCTATCAGGTTTTCAAAATTAGTCAT